GCTTTCTTCACAAACATTGCCTATGCTAAACGTTCAAAAGACGCCATTAGAACCATCTATGCAGATGCTCTAGAAGGTGACACTATTAGAAAAACGTTAGAAGCATGGCGAAAGCGGGGCTTACCCACTAAAGCTTATGATGAGCTTATAGCCGATGCTAAAAGGCGTGGTCTTATTGACCCACCCAACAAACTAACCCGTGCCGACATACTCGCCCCCATTAAGGAGGGTTATGACTTCTACGGGATTGGGCCATAAGGTATTTGTAATAGCCTATTGGACTAAACTATTAATCAGGTCTGTGACCTAAATGTATATATAATTATCATAACTTCAGTCTGTGACTGAGAAGGAAAATCCATGAGTGAAAATCTAGAGAATCAAGTCGAAGAGTCCACCGAAACAGATGAGGCAGAAGCCCAAATTGTAGAGGAAGCTGCAAATGAAAAAGAGGCAGCGGGCTCAACCGAGGGAGATATCGAATCTATTATTGAAGAGCGTCTTGCTAAGATGAAGGCCAATATGGATCGTATGTCCAAGGAGCGTGATGACGCCCTGAAAGCTAAAGTTGAAATTGAAAAAGCCAAGAAAGAATCAGAGATTGCCCGAATGAAAGAAGACGGCAAGATTCAGGAAGCTTTGGAGATGGAACTTGCTGAGGCTCGGACAAAACTTGAACTATACCAAAGTGACATCACGTCTCTACGCCGCGACGGTGTGGTGAATGATGTCCTCGCGGGTCTAGACTTCCGCAGCGATAAGTCCCGTGAAATGGCCCGCCGTGAGATTGTAGACAGCTTGGTACAAGGTGAAGATGGGTCTTGGGTTCATAGCTCCGGCACCTCTATTAAAGAATTCGTGGACGCTTACTCAAAAAGTGACGATAACTCCTTCCTGTTCCGTGTTAAATCTAACACAGGCGCAGGGACAAGCACCCCCGCTGGTGCTTCAACCACCGATACTAAGAAAAGTATTGGTGAAATGTCAACACAGGAAATCCTAGCACTTGCCGCAAAAGGGCAGCTAGGTAAATTCAACGTATAAAACCTGAATAGGAATTAAGAAAATGGCTATTACAAACACCGACTTCCAGAACATTGCTCTTGCAATCTCCGCTTACTCTGATGAAGCTTACACAACCGCCAAGAAGCTAAACGGCACTGGCATTGTTTCTGCTAACCAGAACATCGACGCTACTGGTGAATCATTCATCGGCCAGTTCCGCTGGTACAAGCCGCTCTCCGCAAACGTAAACGTTGCCTCACTAGCTACTCCTACTGATGGTACTTACACACCAGTAACCACAGACTACGCCAACTTCATCAAGACCCTCCGTACCTTCGGTGCTGAGCAGGTTAACATGCAGGAGGTTGTCTCCAAGCAGGACGGTCTAGCTAAGATCGCCCGTGACTTCGCCGAAGTACGCGCACAAGACGAGCATGATGCTCTGCTTTCCGTTCTTAAAGGTGTTGCACACTACGAAGTTGCCCTTGGCGACCTTGGCGGCGCTGGCAACGGTGGCATCATCGACTTTGATACTGATGCAGATGCTGCTGCAACTGGTTTCTTTGTAGACGTTAACGCTCTCGGCCTCCACGGCGCTGCTGCAACTGGTGCTGGCGATGCACGTAAGCTTTTCGACTCCACCGCTATTGGTGCTGCTCGTGGCGAACGTTTGTTCCGCTCCATCGGTGCTGCTTTCAAGGACCATGAGCCTGACTTCATGTACATGGTTACTTCCCCAGAAGTTCTCGCAGAAATGCGTGCTGCTAACTTGGTTGACGATACATCTGTAACAGATGGTAACCTTGAGTTTGCAACAATCTTCGGTGGTAAGTTCCGCATCGTTCTCTCCCGTGCAAACCAGATGATCGCTGGTGCTGCTCTTAATGACCTGAACGCTCAGTCCACAAAGAGCACTTTCGTAATCAAGCCGGGCTCCGTAGCTGCTGCTTCTCTCGGCCTACCAACTCCTGTTGAAGTTGACCGTAACGCTGCTTCCTACACAGGTGGCGGTTCCACTAACGTTTGGTATCGTTGGGGCTACGTCATGCACCCAATGGGTTACGACTGGGCAGGCTCTACTTCTGCTTTCGCAACAAACACCAACTTTGGCACAGGTGCTTCTTGGGCTCGTAAGATGGACTCTCTGAACCTTGGCATTCTGCCTATCTTCCACGCTTAATTGATTAGGAGGGACTAATGGCACTAGTTCTTAATACAAACAGCTATGTGACTGCTGTAGAAGCTGATACATACTTTGATACTCGTATTGATAGTGCTAATTGGTTTGCCGCTGCTATCGAAATCCAGGAACAAGCATTGGTTACGGCTACACAGTTAGTTGATGACCATGCTTGGATTGGTTCTGCTATTAGTTCCACCCAAGCTTTAGCATGGCCTCGTTCTTCTGCAATCTATTTTGATGACCGTCTAGGTATTCAGATCTCGGTTGCAGAAGACGAGATTCCTTCCCGAGTCAAGGTTTCGGTTTACGAACAAGCACTTCATCTCATTAATAATGAAGACTTGCTGGCAGGTACAACTCAAACCTTCGAGAGTATTTCTGTAGGCTCTATTAGCTTAACAGACTCCAACGGCGATGTTAACCGCACCTCTATTAAGCCTTCTGTTGTTATGAAATCTATTCGTCCGCTAATCCGTAAGGGTTCCGGAGGGGTTGGGGCAACTTGGTGGAGGGCTAATTAATGTCACTCAGAACCAGAGTCAAGGCCGCTGTAAATAAAGCATTTGCAGCGGTTGATGATTTGGTGGTGGTTGCAACACTCTCAACCAAGAGCGTCTCTAGTTACGACTTCGCTACTCGCGGGGTCGTAGCAACAACAGGGACACAGCAGGTTGAGGTTATCATAATCTCTACCCAACGCCCTTCAGGCGAGGGCTTCTCTACTACCGCAATTATGAAACAGGGCCCCGATCTTAGTGTTTACGACACTCTGACCGTGGGTGCAACTATCTACAATATCGTTGATTATACTGATGACGAGTTTACGATCTCTGCAAGTATTGTGAGGGAGAAATAAATGTTTGACTCAGTACTAGCAGACGTTGATGGTGTATTCGCGGGGGATAGTTGGACGGCGAATAGTATCCTTACTGTTCCTGACAACTACCAAGGTACTCTCGGGGCCAACATTCGAGAATATCTTATTGTTTCGACATTGCCCACTAGCGGTAGTCCTTACGACTATGATAAAAAGAAACTACTATCAGGTTTGATTGCTATTAAAATCTTCTCAGCAGCGGGCGAAGGCCAAGGTCGAGTTATGGCCATTGCGGATTTGCTTAACGTAGAGCTAGAAGATAAAACCTTAACAAATAAAACTCAACTTGGGAAGTCCTATCTACAGATAGAGGGGTTAGACCCGGCGAATAAGTCACTATACAGTGCATCTTATTTCATACCATTTACATCATACGGAGAATAACAAATGGCTCATATTTCATCACTAGGTTCAGGTATCTATTCCTACCTAGACATTTACACAGGTACGCTTGGTACTTACACAAACGCGACAGAGTGCGCGGCAGAGTTTGTTGGTGCCGTTCCCGGTACTGCGGACGCAGACCATATTCGAATGCCGTCTGTTCGGGAATTCCCAGCAGTCGGTACCCCCGCAAACATTGTTAACGTTCCAGTGTACGGCCAAGCAACCTCTTCACAGGTTCAAGGTCAGGCCGACGCGCCAAGCCTAGAAATTACAGTTAACTATGTTGCAGAAGACATGCAAGCAATCCACGCGCTAGTTGACGGTCAAGATAAGCTTTTCCGTTTCATGATGGCTGGTGCTGCGGTAACTCAAGATCAGGGTGCAGCTGCAACGCTCGCAACTGAAAACACAGAGTTTTACTTCGTTGGTAAGGTTGAAGCTGTTTTGGTGACACCATCACTTTCAGACTCAATCTCAGCAACTGTTACTCTTTCTGCTCAGTCAGACTTCTTTGGTCCGGCTACTCTCGCTGCGGCGTAACAAAATGGAGGGGCTCTTCTTGGGCTCCTCCACCCAACAACAGGTATAGTATTATATGATGGATAAACCCTTCAGTAAGGCGTTTGTTATGCGCACTACCCTTCGGCATATGCGCCGTAGTGTGGATATTAGTATTGGCAAGTCATTCGAGCGTTTTAAGGATTTTGATCAAGACTCAGAAACAGGCCGAGAGATTATGGAGACACTTTCTGTCTTACATACTCTGCGCAAGATGCTAGATGACTTCCAATTAAACAACCCAGATCTATTCTCAGAAAAAGATAAACTCAATTAAGGAACAGACTATGAAACATCTCGTAGGTAAATCACAAACTAAAAAAGTCCCATTCTTGGGCGATGAAGTAGAAATCCGTAAACTTTCCATCGATGAAGTCTTCAAAATGCAGGATATGATTCAGGCAGGCGCTGAAGCAGATGACCAGTTGGAAGTGCTTTACGGTGTCCTTCGTCTCGCTGTTATCGGTGCAGAAGAAATGACCGAAGATGATTTTAGATCCTTCCCACCCGCAGACCTAAATGGGCTATCAGAAGAAATTCTAAGCTATTGTGGTATTGGTGCGAAGGCCAAAGACTCGGGAAACTAACAAGCCAAGAAGAAACTCTATATGAGATTGCTTTTCGTCTTGGCATACCCGTTTACAAAATGCTAGAAGAGATGCCTTACGAAGAACTCTTGGGTTGGACGGCTTACTTCCAGTCAAGACCTCCGGGCTGGCAGGAAGACCAAAGAACCTACCTGCTTATGAAAGCCGCCGGGTTTAAAGGAAAGGGAAGTGACATCTTCCCGACACTCCGTTTGATGGAGCAAACCCGTAGTGCTAAAGCAGACGCGGGCCACGCACTCCCCAAGGGTAAATTCCTTAACAAGATGTTAGAGGCTGTTGGGGGGGATGAATCTGGTTGGAAACCTAGCTGGAGTTAGAGTATGGCTAAAATAAATGTTAGATTGGATGTGATAAACTTCCAAGAAGAAATGAGACGAGTAGAGGAAGAACTCCTAGAACTCGCAGACGACGAGATTGAGACCTTAGCAGAGTTTGCCACTAAGACCTTGAGAATAGTCACCCCTGTAGATACGGGGGAGGCTCGCTCAGGCTGGTATCTTAAGAAGGGTCTGGATGGTCTATTTATTATTAACGATGTTGAACACATCATCCACCTCAACAACGGCCATAGTAAACAAGCACCCAGATACTTTATAGAACAGGTGTTGTCTACTGTCGGTATCCT